GATGGCGTGCGCCCAACTGGTCGCATGCAGCGATTCGTCCTGGGCGGCAGAGATCGCCTTGCCGCCGTGGTCGAAGGACCGCATCAGGTGCCCGTGCACCAGCTGCTTGTTGGTGGCGAAGATCTGCCCCAGCGCGTCATCGCTGGAGATCATCTTCTGGTAGTACTCGCCACCCTGGCCGCCGAACGCGGCCGGGACCGTGATCCCGTCGCCGAGATCCAGGGGCTTGGTGGCCTGCGTCGCCTTCGGCGCCGTGGCCTTGGCCCTGGCTGCCTTCGCGGTGGCCATGCGCTCCTCGTACTGGCGCTGGAGCCAGCCGTAGTGCGCCTGCACGTCCTGGAGCTTCATGTTCCGGGCGGCCACGCCCGTGGACATGGACCGGCTGGCGCGGTCCGCAGCGGTCTGGTGCTTGGCGATGAGCGCGTCCATCGCGGCCAACTTGGCCGGCTCGGCGTCTGCGGGCATCGCTGCCCGCTTGGCCTGCGCCGCCGACAGGCGGCGGCCGGCGTTGGTCAGGTCCGCGCGGGTGGCCGCGCGGCGCAGTGCGATCTGCTTCGTCAGAGGTTGGACGACATTGGCGTGCAGGTCGTCCATCGCCTCCTTGGCGAACTTCGCGCCCTCCTCGGCGGTGGCCGCCTGAGCCGCGGCCATGGGCCGCAGCTTCCACATCGCCAGGTTCGTCGCGCCGTTCCGGATGCCCCATCCGGCGCGCACCGCCATACTGGCGGCGCCCAGGCGGGCGACCTGGCCCGCCAGGTCGTCGGAGGCCACGCGGGGGATGTAGCCCAGGCGGAACAAGGTGCCGAACTTGAACATGTGCGTCAAGTAGTCCGACGCGTCCAACATCCAGTCCGGGTTGCCCAGGCGCGAGGTGCGGATCGCGCTCAGCGCGCTGGAGTGCCGGGCCAGCACCTTGTCCATTTCGTCCAGATCCTGGAAGACATGGTCATTCGCCAGGCGGCTCACCAGGTTCGGGTGCACCACCAGCTTGCCGCCGTCCTCGGCGAACTCGTCCACCCGCACGCGGGCGAAGGAGCCGTCCTCCAGCTGGATCGGCTTGGTCGCGGCGGAGTACCGCTTCATGTTGTCGATCTCGCCGATCTTGCGGGACAGGTGCTGCTGGTACAGCTCCAGTCCCGCCTGGGCGTCCATGCCGTGCTTCTCCGCCACCTTCGCGGCCCCTAGGCCGCCCACCTCGTTGAGGATGCGCATGCGCTCACCCTCGGAAGTGGTCTTCAGGTAGTCGTTGAGCGTGCTCAGCCGGGAGGCGTTCGAGATCCCGGGGATTCGTGCGAGCTGCCCCCGCAGCTCCATCACGGCGTCCTTGTCGATGTCATCGATCCGCATGTACCCGTTGGGCCGGGCGTTCCCGAAGGAACGCACCACGGTCACGGGAGAGCTGAAGAAGTCCCCGGCGCCGTAGAGCCGGGACTTCACCAGACCCAGGTCCACCGGAGTGGACGTGCCGCGAGACAGGATCGGCGTCGGGGTGATGGTCACCGGCCGGCCGAGACTGCCGGCCTCGGCCCCGCGGGCCGTGCTGGCCCGGTAGGCCGCCTGGGCGTCCGTCTTCTGCTGCGCGCGAGCGAAGCTCCAGCGCGAGAGGTTGACCTGGTCCATCTCGTTGGCGTGATCCAGCACCTGGTTGTAGCTGTGCACCAGCGCGGTGTCCGCGTTGATCCGGCCGTTCAGGTCGTCCATGTGCGCCTGGACCAGGTCCGTCATCCGCTGATCGCCGTTGCTGGCGTAGCGGGTGTGCATCTGATCCAGTGCCGATATGCGGTCGGTGTCCTGCTGGATGCGGGACGCCGCCAGGGCGTTCTTCGTCTGAAGACGCTCGATGGCGTCCACGTCGCCCAGGCCGACGCGCAGGAAGTCATGCACCTCACCAGGCGTGGTGAGGAGCGAGGCGATCGCGCCGAAGCGCGGGCCCAGGGCGCTGTGCTGCGCCATGGACAGGTTGTTGAGCAACTGGGGGTTGCTCCGGTTGGCAAAGATGAAGTCCACGGCCTTGCTCATCGTGGACTTCTGCATGATCTGGTCGATATCGGCCTTCGACCAGCCCTGCGCCGGACGGCGCACCACCTGGAGTTCCTGCCGGGCGGCGCCGAGCGCCTTCCCGCCCAGAATGGTGGGGTCCGCCCACCAGCGCAGGGCGAAATCGCCCACGCCGGAGGCGTTCTTGAACATCGTGTTCGACTTGCGCAGTTCCTCGATGTAGGCGTTGCCCGTGGCGGGCATACCCGCCTTCTTGAGGAAGTCCTGCTGCTGGCTGTCGGACCACGTCTTGAAATCCGGGGGCAGGTAGGCATCGCCCGGCTTGTAGTACTGGAGCGGGCTGTTGACCGCCTTCTCCGCGGAGAGCGGGTTGTCCTTGCCCTTGCCCAGGAACAGTGCCTGGACGGCGCTGATGTGGTTGGCGGCATGCCATGCCTGCGCCCAGTTGTGGGCGCTGAAGGGGCCGCCGGGAAGGTCACCGGCCAGGAAGGCCGTGGCGATCGGCTGCGAGATGCCGTTGTCGTACAGCCAGTTCATGCCCTGTGAAACGTGTTCCAGTGACGGGTTCACTGCGCCCTTGACCACGGCGTCACCCAGGGGCGACTTGCCCAGGCCCAGGAAGTTGGACTGGTTCGGGGCGCCCGTGTGCGCCGAGCCGGCCTCGGTGTGGAACGGGTTGATGTACCGGTCCACGGTATTCAGGCCGCTGGAGACGTCCTTGACGGTGGAGGCGGCTGCGCTGCCGATGTCCTTGAAGAAGGAACCGAGGCCCACGTCAGCCTCCGTATGTCTGGGTGTCCGCCGGGTATACGTCCAGGTTCGCGGAGGTGTTCTGGAGGCCGTAGGCCAGCGTGTAGGCGAAATCGTCCGGCTGCGTACGCAGCGCCATGTCCACAGCCAGGGCCGGAGTCTCGGGGAAGAACTGCTGCATGGCGCCCATGCGGTCGGCCCACTCCATCACTGCGCCCCCTTGATGGCGCGCACGAGCTGGCGCATCCCCGCAGATGCGCCCGGCTGATTCGCAATGTGCTCGAAAACGGGCAAATAGGCCGCAAGGGCCTGCATGTCCTGGCCTTCCTGGTTCGGAAGGCCAAGGGCCTCCGGCCCGGGGCCGGGGCCACTCGCCGCCCCCGCGGTCACCGGCTCGTCAGGCCGCGTCGTTCCCTCGGCGAACGACGTACCGGGGGGCAGCGAGAGACCGGCCAGAAGGCCGGGAGGGGGAGCCTGGTCGCCTCCGGCGGAGGCAGCCACGGGCGCGCCCTGCTGGTCGGCGCGCAACTGCGAGGCGTCGCCGTACTGCCCACCCGTGGGGACGCGGATGGGCTGATGCGCACTGCCGGGCCCGCCGTCGGTGCGCTTGCTCAGGCTCCCCGGCCCGGAGACCGGGGCGGGGGAGCCGGGCTGGCGGTATCCGCCAGAAGCCATGGCTCCTCCTAACTTTCCCGAGGCCGGGAAAGTTCTCAGTGGGCCTTGTGGCCGTCGTTGCTGCTGGTGGTGCCGGCCGACGGCGCGAGGGCCGTGGTGTTCCAGGTCTGCTGGACGTTGTCGGTGGAAGCCGACCGCGGGTTGGTCATCGCGGTGGAGTCCATCGGGGCCTGGGTGTGCGGGCCTTCCATGCCGCCCTGGAGCGGCATGAGGGGCTTGGAAGTCCCCTCATGGAACGGGTCGCCGGTGAAGCCGGTGTCGGCCATCTGGATCACTTCCTGTTCTTCGGGTCGCTGTGGTCGTCGCAGTAGATGGGGGCGCGCCCCTTGCCCTTCGGGCGCTTGGGGTTGGCGCAGTCGCCGTGGGCGCAGTGGTCCAGATCCTCGACGGTCTCCGCCACGTTGTACGTGACGGCCTCTTCGGGCTGCACGATCTCCGTGCAGCCGATCCAATGGCCGTCGTCTCGGCCGCAGCTCTTGCAGTCGCTCATGCGGGTACGGACCTCTTAACTGCCGCTCGAAGGTCGGGCTGGCCGTTGGAGCCGAGGCCGGCCAGAAGGGTCTGGAGATCCGGGCGTCCGCCCGGACCCATCCCGGACTGGCCGGGGGCTATGCCCATGGGGGCGCCCGTCAGGGCGCTCTGGCCCATCAGGGGGCCCAGTTCACCGCCGGGGCCACCAGGCCCCCCTGGTCCGCCAGGACCGGCCTGACCGGCCGGGAGCGCCTTCGGCTGCGGTGGGGCCTCGAAGGTCTTCAGGATCGCCTGGTCCATCGACATGCCCTTCTCGCGGAGGCCGATGATCTGGGCGGCGTTGCGCAGAATCTGCGTCGGGTCCATGCCCTGCTGAGCCAGAATCCCGACCGAGGAGAGCATGGAGAACACGCCCTGCTTCAGGGCGTCCGTTACTTGCTCGTTATCAACCTGCGCCTGAAGCGCGGTGACGTCCACGTCCATCGGCAGCTGGCGCTGCACGAAGTCCCGGGGGACCAACTGGTCCCCGCGGAGCTGGAGCAGGAAGACGAGCGCTTGATTGGGGTTCATGCCCGAGGCGAACCCGTAGGTCACGCTGACGCGATAGTCCCCGTCGATGTCCTTGCCGGGGACGTAGGTCTGCTGGAACGGCGTGCCGTTGATCACGCCGGACACGGTCTTGACGGCCTTCGGCCAGAACTTCTCGTCCATCTCGAAGGCGATCATCAGCGCCTGCTCCAGGGCGTGGCCGATGATGGTCTGCCCTGTCGCGATCTGGATGTCATAGCTGCCGTTCAGGGCGTTCACGCCCTGCCCGGTGATGATCGACGCCTGGACATCGCCCGTGGCGCTGGCCGGCGTGCGCGCTCCGCGCATCACCTCTTCGGCCAGCATCTGCTCCTGCTGGAACGCGGCAGCCGGAGAGTGCGGCGCAACGAAGCCGATCTTCTCCGGCGTCGCCGAGCGGATCACGGTGTTGTCGCCGAAGGAGATCTTCTGCACGTCCATCGGCAGGGCCAACGGGGCCCTGACCGTCTGATTCGTGGCCTCCAGGCCCAGCATCGCCATCCTGGCCCTGGCCAGGTGTGGGTAGATGATCTGGTCGAACTGGCCGCGGTCCTGCTCGTCCAGAGACGGCTTGAGGGCCACGGCCACCGGCACCCTGCCGAACGGGTTCGGCGTCTGGCTCAGGACCAGGCCCTTGCGCTCCGGC